AAATAATGTAAGTTCATTCTTGCATTCGGTGTATTCGTCTTGCCGATATAAAAACTTTGGATATTTAGATTTTTACAAGTAATAATATAAAAGTATACTTTCATTTCTATATTATTACAGTAATAATCTTTATATTGTTTGCTGTAAATATTAGATTTCTACTGTAAAATATCTAAATAGGTTATAATATAGCGATTTTAGATTATAATATATTTTTACCGTTAAAAATTTATAAATTTCTACCGTAAGATATCAGGTTAGATATTTTACAGTAGAAATCTAAGTCAGCTATATAGATTATACCAGTAGAAATCTAAAATAATCTAACTTTTACATCTTTTTCTTGATCGTTTGCAGGTATTTTATCGGAATATAGTAATGTTCTTTCTCATCATCAGCTCGTTCTGCTCTGGAAAAAAGTTTCTTCTCAAAAGTGTTGAATAAATCTTCATCAAATTGTATCCAAGTTATCTCGTCCGTATAATTAAATATAAAAATAATTGCCTTATCTGTTACCGTCACCTTATCGCAAGTTATCATCGTAGTCGGATACTTATTCTTAACAAAAAATCTGGTCTTGACTTCAAAGACAGCATCATTGCATTCGTAATCATATTTTGCAAACATTTCTGGATTTTCCTTAATTTCGCCTTCTAAGTCGTAGTCATTGAAATACTTTTGAACATCTGGTAGGATTTCTCGCTGCGCCTTCGTTCCCTTCTTGTAATCTTCTGTATAATGCACCATCTTTATTTTATATATATATAAAAATAAATCCTTTATATTAAAGTATTTCAAATAGATTATTCCTAAATAAATCAAATCATTTAGAAATATAATCTAAATAGATGGTATAAATGAATTCGCCGACTTATAGATTAGCCGAACAAATTTGGGAAGCCGAAGAATTTTTAGGAGTTCAACATTATTTGCAAAGTAAGGAGCAATTTATTAAACAACAGCTTCACCAAGATGAGAATGAATTAGCTGTTAGATTACTTGACCTTGATAAAATAATTACTAACAAAAATATGGAGACGTGGAAGGAGATTATTTACGATCATTTTGAAAAATGCAAGAAGGATTATTTATCAGAACCTAAAGCATTCAATGAAGATGAAATTGATTTCTGGTTGTCAAAATATATCAAGCTTCTTCCGACAGCATTACGAGACGAGATTATTGATGAAGAAGAAGTGTGTGCACTGCTTGAGGCATCAGGTGATGTCTTCGCTGGATACGAAACAATGGAACATTTAACAGATGCTTGGTTGCCTTGGAATTCTGTTCTAGAGCGGATAAACTGAAATGATTTTAATATATTCCTATTATAAATGTCTGACAAGCTCTCAATGATGGTAACTTCCGAGGATATTGATCGCTATTTAGATGCAGGTTCTTCTAAAATATTAAAATATTCTGACCTTGATGAGTATAGAACAGTTGAGGAACTTTTACCGAAAGATGTGGATTACCGAATTGTTTTGATCGAACAGAACGCAAATTCTGGTCACTGGTGTTGTATTTTAAGATACGGTAAGACGATAGAATGGTTTGACAGCTACGGAATAAAACCAGACGGTGAACTGAGTTTCATTTCTAAGATGAAGAATAAAATACTTGGTCAAGATGTGAAACATTTGACTCTGATGCTAAATGATGCTATAGCTCGGGGATGGAACTGCATCTGGAATAAGAAGAAGCTGCAGAAGCTGAAGGTTGGTGTTAACACTTGCGGCAGATGGTGTCTGCTCAGGATTACAATGTTGACGCAATTTTATTTTGATTTAGATGAATTTTTAGATTTTATAGATAAGAATTTTAAAGGAGGAGGATTATCAAAAGATCATATGATTTCAAATTGGATTAAATAATTTAAATACTTTGAAGTAAGAAAGAAGTGTGTCTGGTTATCAACACCTTTTAGACTTACAAAAATAAAATATAAATTAAATATTTTTATTAATTGCATCAAATACTGCAGTTAGTTTGGAACTGAATGTTATTATTATAATACGGTTACGGTATTATAATAAGTTTTTGAATAATCTAAAGTAATTTAAAAAAATTGAAATTATTTTTTAGGATATAACTTATATTATTATACATCTAAACAAAACATTAAAATGTCTCAACAACTAATAACTAAAAAAAATATAATCTTCGTTATTGAAGGAGAATTTGATATAACGAGAATGAGCGAGTTACCCGATCACATCGTTCACCATTGTATCTCCTTCTTAGCAGCCGAAGAAGAATTATATTACCCTGAACGTAATGCTCCTCCAGTCGTAGATCAAGAATGGCTGAATAAACTCAAAGATTTTCGCCAAAATCGCCCTTCAAAGTGGTTTGATAAATTACTTCGTTCAGAAACAGAACGTCTTTGGAATACAAAATATGTTCCCGAACTCACCAAAGCCTTTAACAAGATACCAGTTGCTCGGTTACAAAAATTAACAGAATTTTCATACTGTTTTGGAATGTTTTATAAAAAGGGTAACCGCAAAAGTGACTGGATTCAATCAATACTAAACTTTGAAAATTTCAATGTGAATTACAGAACTCAGTGCATTGAGACCATCTTACTAAGTAAAGGTTTATCGTATCCCAACGAGAACAATCCAGAGTGTTTTATTGAGCCCTATAATCCAGAAAATTTCGTTTGCAAAATTTAAAAAAATTGAAATTATTTTTTAGGATATAACTTACATTATTAATCATCTAAACAAATGGAACAAATCTATTCTAATCTAACTGGTGGCTCTATTAGTTGTTTCTTGGAAATAATTAATTTATATAAAATTTCTGGAACTTATACAGATTGTCAATTTTCAAAACCTAAAGAATGCGTTAAAAATGTTTATCCTGTATCAGAAAAATTTGTATCTTGTAATAATAAATATTATCTCGAGGTGTTTCAATACAAAAGCTTTTACCATCTAAAAATAAAAAATAATTTGTTAAAAATATACGATTGTAATAAATCAAGTGAAAAAATTGTATTCCAAATTCTGCTAACAGATGATGAATTACAGAAAATAGAAACACATCTTCCGAGATTATCCTCAACCATTAACTACGTTGATCCATCTTTTTAAAGGGTGGTAAATTTGATGTTCCCTTTATCCGTTGTTTTAACTTGATTTGCTTTTGTAACTGACTTTTATCTATTTCTGTAACCGTTAATGGTGTTAATTTATTAATTCTCTTTGTAGGTCTAAAGACTGGATAATCCGCATTCCCGACGTCCTTCCATTCCTCTTTTCGCCATCTGTCAAGCCTTCGCTCTTTACCATCTTCCAAGTAAGTTCCACCTAATTCTTTATATTTTTTTACGATGAACTGGCTCTTGAATGCAGATGGTTTTGAATATTTTTTATCCGCTTCTTCCTTCGCAAGTTCGTAAATTGTCGGATTATTAATTATCGGCATTCTTGTATAATAACAAAATATTTTATTCTTTGATGTAGTGGTCTTGAATTGTTGCAGTTGAAGTTCCCATTGCAGAACTATCTTTTTTCAGTTCATCTAACGTATCCTTGTATTTGTCCGTCAAAAATATCTTTCGCAGCATTGAGACACCGATTTTCTTTCCAAATATTCGGTTCAAAATTCTTGTAAAGTCGTTGTTGTTAAGAAATGGCTTTCCATCGAATGAAACTATAAATGGAACTGCTTCCTTCTTCATCTCCTTTGCAAGAGGGTGGTATTTCAGATACAGATCAATCATCTGTCGCAGCTCGTAGTCGATCGGTTCCGACTGTTGCGAATATGTGCCCTTGGTCTTGTAATTGTTGAACTCAAAGCGATTGTCAGGTAAATTCAAGACATTCGACAGCGATTTGACAGGTGTGTCATCCTTGGGTGTATCTTCCGCTACGCTTATAGATGCAACTGCTGGTTCAACAGCTTTAGTGGTCTTCTTTTGCTCCGCTTTAGCCTTCACTTTTAGAAGAGTTACCGTCATATCCTGGTAATCCATATTCCGACGGGGACGCTGTAGGACGTATAATCCTAAAATTACTGCGTCAAGTAACTTGTTATACTGCGCTTCTGTGATTTTTCTGCCTGTAAGTTCTGGAATGACACCCTTTAGCTCTTCGAATTTGGATTTGATTTCTTCTTGACTGAGCCAGTTGTCCGTCTCCTTCGGTGTCTTCTCGTTACTGGTCTTCAAATCCTTGTTAATGGCTTCTAATGATGGGTAATATTTGTCGTAAAGCTTCTTCATCTTCGGCTGTTCGATCATCTGCTTCAAGAGAGAAACTATTGCTATAATGTAGGTACGCCTTGTATTTGGTTTTA